AATTATTTTTTCTATTTGGAGCAATCTGACCCCTATCATGAATTCTATTGACTATAGCTTGGTCAATAACTGCAACTGTTCCCATGCATGTTGAAAGAAGAGTTGTTGTATCATGGGCCATTCCATTTAATAAATCAATAAACTTCAATTTATCTTCAAGAAGAGATAAAAGTATAACATCTTGCCTGTTATATTCAATAAACTTTTCAAAATCTTCATTATATAATTTATCAAGACTACCGGTATATGGTGTTTTACTTTGACCCAACTCATGTTCTGCAATAGCATTTAAACTATAGCTGTGGCGTTCTTCATAAGTGAACTTAATATAAACTTCCATTAAATCCAAATGAACTCTACCTACTAGTTCATAAGTGGAAATTTCTTTTCCATATTTTTCTACTGTTTTTTCTTTTGGTTTTTCATTCCATAGGCATAGTCTACTTGTATCATCTTTACTCATAATTCTTGTGATTCGATTGATAAGATAAGGAATATCAAAACCAGAACTATTCCATCCACTAATAATATCAGTATCTTCTAATAAATCAAGAATGGCAGAAAGCATATCAACTTCATTTTCAAAAATTATCGTATTTTCAAATTTTGCAGCAATTTCATTTGCTTTTTCTATAGTATATGTTTTGGGTTTAAGAGCTAAAGTAATTAATTCTTTATTCCATTGGTGTTGCATTGTTACTGCGGTAATAGCAGCAAACGGATCATCAATTGGAGCATAACCGCGCACAGAATCAAAATCCACTTCTATATCAAACAAGGTAATATGTAATTCTGGAGCATTTTTGTGACGATAATTTTGAGAAAGACATTTATAAACCAGATTTAAATCACTTTCCCAAACTTTTTTATTACCAAGTCTTGCTAACTCTTTATGAAATTCCGATGATGATCTTGGTGTAATTTTTGTTACAGGAGTATTATATATTGTTTTATATTGACCATTTGGATCATCTACATAAAATGAATAGTCAATTGGATAGCTGTTATAAATGCGTTTGTCATTTATTCTTTCTACAACTTCTATACGTTCTGATTTTTTATTTATTTTTGCACTAATATAACTCATTATATTCCTGTTTTACTTTAATATATAAATTGTGCAGAGCAGTCACAGACTTTAGGGTCTTCTTGGTTATCCCCCGTTCGCAACAGCCGGTTGGCCCTATCAGCGTCTTTACCAATGTATACGCGCATGGAGTCCAACTTGTTATCCGTTCAAAACACACTCTGCACAAACTATTATAATTTAAATTATGTGAACTTCTGGTTAATTCCAGCCCGATTTTACGGCGGAAGGCATATTTTTCCTGCTTTAGTCATTCACATAAACTTGTTATTGGAGCGGGGTGCTAATATCGAAATAGCAACCTCCAGAATTGGTTTCTGGCGCTCGACCATTGAGCTAACCCCGCATTTTTAATTTATTTACTTTTTACCCGCAGCTTGAAGCAAAGCATCAAGGTCATTTAACTCAGCTTCTAATTCAGCATAATTACCTTTGAATGCCGTTTTTATTGCCTTTTTTAATAGACTTGCTGGAATTTGCAATTCCTCTGCCACACTTTTAATTGTATCTGCCATACCGGTTTGTAGTGCCTCGCACTCTTCAAGATTGCGCACACCATCAAAAATAATATCTTGTAATTTATTAATTTCATTTGGTCCTAATGTAGTTATTGCCATTGTTATATTTCTCCTCATTTACGATGATATAGTAATCATTTTCAAATGTCAAGCATAAAATAATATGGCCACTCCGCTCTGGTTAAACCAGTAGTAAGAGTGGCCTTTTCTAATATATGGTATCTATATAAATTGTGTGGAGTTGTATTGGATACCAACAATTTTATCGTTACTCCTCAACGGCGTTCCTTCCGTATTTATGGCGAGTCTTACCTCAAAAGAGTTAAACCTTTAAGACCCAAAACGTGTTCATCCACGCTGCCCACACAAACTTTTAACATTACAAACTACCAACATTCTTTATTCCTTTGTGAATCACCCAATTGCTAAAGCAATTATGGCTTCTTGTTTCATCGACACATGCCTACAAGATTGATTTTTTATCAACGTTGCCCAGTAGTGGTATCTCCACAAGCGTAAATTCGGGACATTCCATCCCTATATTTTCTTGTTACATATGTGATTTGATTATCATCACATTATTATGATACTATATAATTTGTTGTTTGTCAAGGATTAATTTACATAAAATTCATTTGTATTTTCTTTTCTAAGATTGATAAAATTTCAATTGGTGTGTTTCTACACCAAAGAGTCCATATCTTGCCTTATCAGACCAACAATAGTTTGCGTAGCAAAAAACGTATCAACTATTATCCACGTGCCAATAGTGTTTGGTTGTAATGCAGTTAATCTTGGCAATCGGTCTAAACAACTGCACCCAAGATTGCCCTTGCATATCATTCCGATATAACTTCCGCAATCCCTGTATCACGACTCACTCTTTAAAGGATGGCTACCTTTAAGCCGACCTCCCAATTGAAATTATGTTAAAACCAAAACTTATTTGGAATATGTTCTCCCAAATCAACTATACCAAGACCAGCGAGAATACGATTATAAATATCCTTTTTTTCCATCATATAATCATAATCCCGATCACCGAACCTAAAATTATTCCACTGATTCATTTGCGCATTATTGATAATATCAGTGGCAAGATCATTATCCATATAATAATCAATGAATCCTCCACGATTATAATGGGCTATCATTCCACTTGACAAATATAAAAAATGGTAACCATTTTTCTTTAGCGTTCTAATGTCCTTACATGCAGACAAGACATTATTCACAAGCAAGGTCTTTTGGCGCGGGGTCAATGGAGTGAACATTTTAGTATTCCTTTCTTTTTCTCAACTACAATATTAGTATATCAAAGTTTTGTCCTGTTGTCAACTAAAAATAAGTTCATTATTTTCAACAACATAATTTTTATTTCAAAAAGATAAATACTATTGGTCGCGGATTCACTGTCCCACCAATTCTATCGCTTTTAAGGAGCAACAGCATATGCCTATTTATTCAGAATTATTCACCGCAACAGATCGAACACCGTTCTTTTATATTTTAACACATATTTCAGATGGAAAAAGATATGCTGGAAGCAAAACAAGAATAGGCTGTCTACCTTCTGATTTATGGACTAAATATTTTTCATCCAGTAAAATTGTAAAGAATATTATTAAAATAGAAGGCAAAGATTCTTTTATTGTAGAAGTTAGAAAAAATTTTTACAAATTCCAAACAATGTTTATTATATGAATCTAAATTTCTTACAAAAATCAAAGCCGCCAATAATCCAATGTGGTATAATCAACACGAAAGTGTTCCCCTTGGTCCATTTCCAAATAGCGCAATAACTCGTTCCAGAAAATCTAAATCAAAAATTGGTAGAAAATGGATTAATAATGGAGTAGTTCAATTTCCAATTAAACTATCAGAATTACAATATTATATAAATTTGGGATTTTCTTTAGGTAAGAAAAAATCATCGCTTTCCACTAAAGAAAAGGTTTCAGAATCAAGTAAAAATAGAATTCATATTTATCATGCGCTTTTAAAAACAGCAAAATTTATAAAATTAAATGACTGGCCTATATATGAAATTCAAGGATTTATTCAAGGAAGAATAAGAAAAGAAGAATCAAATAAGAAACAAGCACACACTAACACTGGAAAAATATATATTAAAAACGTATCATTAGGAATTTGCAAGGTTATTAATCCAGTAGAATTTTCATCTTTTAAAGATTTAGGTTATATTCAAGGAGTGATTAGACATAAAATTTAAAAATCATCTTCTTTATCATCTTCGGGCGTCCATAGTGGAACTTGTCCAAGCAATTCAAGTTGATTTGGTTTGAAAAAACACGAACTTTCCACATCGTATCCACCAGTAAAAGAATCATAATTAAAACTATTTCTACCACCCCAATGATGTATACAATCGAAATTAGCTGACAAATCTGGCCACGGAAAATCTTTTTGTATAATACTTATATCTGTATCATTACTATTCCTATAAAATTCACTTGTTCGTTCCCAATTATTTGGATCATCTAATGCTTTATTAGGTCTTCCCAAATCTTTAAAAATTTTATATATAATTAATGCATCTTGAGCACTATCTAATTCATATACTAATGTATTTGGCAGAACTTTATATAAGTATCCAATTTTTGATGGTTTGGAACT